GGGTCGAGGACCAGGTATGGCGTTTATGCCATACTGTTCCTTACCAGAACTAGAATCTGCTATGAATGTTTGGCAGTTGATGGAAATGATCCACAGCAGATCATATACATATATTATTAAGAATGTGTATCCAGATGCCAGTGAGGTATTTGATACTGTTCTTGATGACGATAGAATTATGTCACGTGCAGAGTCAGTCACGAAAGCATATGATGATCTTATAAATGCAGAACACGAATATGATAGTGGTAACGCATGGAAATTTGCAGCAGAAGGACACCCCGCAGGAACTTATGACAGGAAAGAACTCAAAAGGAAACTCTACCGAGCAGTCCTCAACGTCAATATTCTTGAGGGCATTAGGTTCTATGTATCCTTCGCTTGCTCGTTTGCGTTTGGTGAACTCAAAGTTATGGAAGGATCCGCTAAAATTATCTCTCTCATCGCCAGAGATGAAAGCCAACATCTTGTCCTTACTCAACAGATCATCAAAAAGTGGCAAGATGGTGACGATGAAGAAATGGTACGCATCGCTGAGGAAGAAAAACCCAACGTTCTAAAGATGTTTAAGAACGCTGTAGATGAAGAGAAGGCATGGGCATCATACTTATTCAAGAACGGATCTATGATAGGTTTGAACGAGAAACTATTAGGACAGTATGTTGAGTTCACTGCTAACAGAAGAATGAAAGCAATAGGACTTGATCCTATATACGATATAAGTCCTAGAAACAATCCACTACCATGGACACAGTATTGGTTAAATTCTAAAGGTCAACAAAATGCACCACAAGAAACAGAAATCGAATCCTATGTCATCGGAGGAATCAAACAAGACGTCACAGAAGACACCTTCGCAGGACTATCCCTCTGACTTGATGTGGGACATCGAAGAACTCAAACGATCAATCGTTGAGTCTGCAGAAGAGAGTTACAACTTTGAGGACATGGCAGGAGGATGATTACACCTAAGATAGAATTTTATAAACAGTTCGGCAAGGGATCAGACCCTTGGTACGCAAAGGCAGAGAGGTGGGCAAAGAAGCAACGCTTTCCTATCTCATTTTTATTGTTAGGATTTATTGACTACTTGAAAAAATGGTGGATCAATGTTAAAATATATAATACAATGAAGGACGTCGACAGGCAAACAGATGAACTCTTACAATCTTGGAAGGAACCAGAACGAGAACCGCATATCGTGGAGACAGGAGTATTTGGAGATGAAGGCTGGTCTATCGAAATATCAAATCCAATTGTTGAAAGAGGGACCTCATCAACTAGCACAGGCATGGTTACTCCAAGCGATGCACAACGACTACAAGAAGATGAAGGGGATCAAGGAACCACCTAGTCGAGAGTCAGGTTATCAAACTACACTAAAGGAATTTTTCAAAACATATGAGTGATTTTCTTAGAAGACACATAGGTCCTTCCAAGGATCAACAGACTCAAATGCTACAGGATTTGGGTCTTTCTAATTTAGATGAACTCGTAAGACAAGTAGTGCCAGATAGCATACTACTTCGAGGTGAGAACAACTTACCGAAAGGATGTCATGAGCATCAAGCATTGGCAGAGTTAAAAACTATAGCAAAAGCAAACAAAGTAAAACCTAGTCTTATAGGTCAAGGATACTATGGAACCATCACACCCCCAGTCATACAGCGAAACGTTCTTGAGAATCCTAGTTGGTACACATCTTACACTCCCTATCAAGCTGAGATATCTCAGGGAAGATTGGAAGCTTTATTCAATTACCAAACGCTCATCACAGAACTCACAGGATTACCAATAGCAAACGCATCTCTATTAGATGAAGCAACTGCAGCAGCAGAGGCAATGCTGTTAGCATATAATTCTACAAGAGATAAGAAGACTGTTATAGTTGATCAAAATATATTCCCACAGACTCTAGCAGTTCTAGAAACCAGAGCAAAACCATTAGACATTGAGATTAAGATGCTTGATGTTTTTGATGCTGTTCCTCTGATAGAATTTGATGATGCATTTGCAATGATAGTTCAACTTCCAAATAAGAATGGACAACTAAAATATTGTGATGCATTACTCAGAGTTGCAGAAGTATATAAGTGTGTCAAGATAGCAATCGTAGATCCTATGTGTCAGGTATTGATGCAACCTGTAGGTGAGTGGGGATTTGATATTGCTGTAGGTAGTATGCAAAGGTTTGGTATTCCTATGGGATACGGAGGTCCTCATGCTGCATTCTTTGCAACAACAGACAAGTATAAGAGAAAAATACCTGGCAGAATTGTAGGTCAGTCAGTAGATAGTGAAGGTAATAAAGCATATAGATTAGCACTACAAACTAGAGAGCAGCATATCAGAAGAGACAAAGCAACCAGTAACATCTGCACAGCACAAGCACTGCTCGCAAATATGTCTGGATTCTATGCAGCATATCATGGTGCAGATGGACTATATGCCATAGCAAGAAGAATTAGATTACTACGACAGACTTTGATATCTGTTTTGAAGTGGAATGGTTTTGAGGTAGATGACACTGAAGGGTTTGATACTGTTAGATGGAAGTCTGATGCACCAGTAGAAGGATACAATGTCAAGTATGAGGGTGGTTACATTACACTATCTCTTGATGAACTATCAGATTTTGATACTGTGTTTGATGTTGTAAATACACAGAAAGATTATGCACAACATAAAGATACTATCTACCAAGCATGGGATTATATTGTAGGATACAAATGGCATAGCATACCAGAGAGAACTAAACCTTGGTTACGTCAAGAAGTATTCAATAAGTATCACAGTGAAACTGATATGATGAGATACATTTTTGAATTAGTATCAAAAGATTTCTCATTGACAACTGGTATGATGCCACTAGGTAGTTGCACAATGAAACTAAATGCAGCATCAGAACTGATGCCTGTATCGTGGGAAGAGTTTGCTAACGTGCATCCACATACACCTATGATACAGACTATGGGTTATCAAAAAATAATAGATGACTTACAGAAATGGTTATGTGATATCACAGGGTTTGATTCTATATCATTACAACCTAACGCAGGATCACAGGGTGAGTATGCAGGACTGTTAGCAATCCAAGCATACCATCAAGGATCAGGAGATGATAAAAGAAATGTATGTCTGATACCAGAGTCAGCACATGGAACTAATCCTGCTAGTGCAGTCATGGCAGGGATGAAAGTTGTAGGTGTCAAGTGTGATGATGATGGCAACATAGACATCAAAGATCTAGAGAAGAAAGCAATCATGAATACATTTGAACTGTCATGTATTATGATTACATACCCATCTACACATGGTGTATTTGAAACAAACATCAGACAGATATGTAAGATCGTTCATGAGAATGGTGGTCAGGTATATCTTGACGGAGCAAATCTAAATGCACAGGTAGGTCTAGCAAAACCATGTGACTATGGTGCAGATGTATGTCATCTAAACTTACATAAAACATTCTGTATTCCACATGGAGGTGGAGGTCCTGGCGTAGGTCCTATTGGTGTAGCAAAACATCTCACACCATTTGTTAACCAAAGAGTATCAGCAGCAGTACAAGGCAGTGCATCTATCTTACCTATTAGTTGGATGTATATAAGAATGATGGGTGCTGATGGACTCAAGCAAGCAACAGAGGTTGCATTACTAAATGCTAACTGGTTAGCACATAAGATAGAAGACTCATTCAAAGTTCTATACAAAGGAGAGAATGGTAGGATAGCACACGAATGTATCTTTGACTGTCGTAACTTACCAGTAACAGCAGAAGACATAGCAAAGAGACTTATGGACTATGGATTCCATGCACCTACACTATCGTGGCCAGTGTTAGGAACTATGATGGTAGAACCTACAGAGTCTGAGTCACTCGATGAGTTACAAAGATTTGTAGATGCTATGGATAAAATAAAAAGAGAGATACATACTATCCCAGAGATAGTAAAGAACGCACCGCATACACAGTCAGAGGTATGTGGTGAGTGGGTGCATGCATACACACGTGAGGAGGCAGTGTTCCCTAACAGTCCTAAGCACAAATTCTGGCCTGCTGTTGCTAGAATAGATAATGTGTATGGAGATAGAAATCTTGTATGTTCATGTTCGGTGATTATAGATGGCGACCTTAATTAGTAACATGCCCGCAGAAGAAGTGTGGGTGAGAAAAGAATATCTAACTGATTTTCAATCAGGTCATGGTGAATTTACACCTGGCGTATGGGTATCTTGTAAATCAATGCCAGGTAGAGCATTTTATTTTGAGACATATCTACCAGAGTATGCAGCAATATACGACAAGTTACCTATCAGTGCATTTGTAAGCGAACCTAAGACACCAGATCCTGATATGTCGTTAGAAAATTTACAGTTCTGGAACTGTATGGACTATGGTGTCACAACTATATGCAAACAGTTCATAGGTTCTATGGATTACGAACTGTATACCAGAGACTATGGATCACAGTTAGGTAAGTATGTTATTACGTTAGACAACTATCATGATGAACCTGATACACCAGACTATAGTACAGCAGAGACACCATCAGAACACAAGAGTCATAACCTGATAGCATTGAACAATGGTCAGTTTGCATTGTATCCTAATAATAGAATGAGAATATATGATAACTCATTGACTCCTAAGAATCCTAAGATGCCTGACTTCAAGGTATCAACTAGAATATTCAGTGTAGAACGTGGTCATATGGAGAGATACGGAGACACAGATGACTACCATTACGGTATCCAAGACAAAAATGTAACGGAGAATACATAAGAATTTGCTAAATATGTATGGGTATGCTAACATACCTTTACGTTCATCCATAAATGATAGAAGCAGTACTACTGGCATCTCTCCTTGCTGAACACAACGCTTCCCACTGGGAAATGACCTGTTCAGAATGGAATCAAAATAGGATCGAGATACTTAGCGATAAGAATCTTAGGTCTGATGCACAAGAGTATCTTATAGATTATTTTCTGACCAAAGTGTCAGGAGATTGCGACGCTTATATCATCGGACGCAAGTAAGCCGACTCGGAACGGGTTCGTTCATCCTTATGTATCACATTCTTCTTAGTCTAATAGCAATTGGAGCACCACTTGATTGTGAGCATGCTTCTGAACTAATAGATTCTGCACGTAATAATCCTGATAAATCTGAGCAATTAGAAATTACAAGGGTTGTCATTGCACACACAGATCCAATGTGTTTTAAGGACGCAAAAGCCGACTGAAGGAACGGATGTCAAAGTCCAATTACTTTAGGAGAAAACCAAATGGCACAAGTCACATACCGTGGTGTTAAGTATGACACCAATGACTCAAAGACTCAGCAAACAAACAAGGTCGATCTAGTTTACCGTGGTGTAAAATTAGAAAAGGAACTCGTCGCTAATAAGTGATGTTAGTTACAACTGAAATCATGGTAGCATCCATGGTTTTCATGTGGTTGATCTATGCTGAAGTCAAATTGCTATACAGATAGTGAAACGTTGCCCTTGCTACATATAGTAGTTAAGGGCATTTTTTTATGCAGAGGACGAAGTTAAAAGAACTGATAACACAACTAGAAGAACTCCTCTCAGAATTGAAAGTAGAAGTCTACGCTGATGCAGACGCATATATTGACAGCGATGGTGAACAATGGTATAGTGGTGATGACGATGACGGTTACGCAGACTGAGTATGAAAACCCATGGGTCTACAAGAATACAACTTTCACTTCTGACGATATTGGCGATTTCTTCGGTTTCGTCTACAGGATTACTAATCTACAATCAGGTAAACAATACATCGGAAGAAAATACTTCTATCAATTCAGAAAGCCTAGAGGTAAGTCTAGGAAAGTTAAGTCTGAAAGTGACTGGAAAAAATACTATGGGAGTAGTGATGAACTTAATACCGATAGAAAGTCTATTGGAAACGAATGTTTCAAACGAGAAATAATATCACTACATACTACAAAAGGTTGGGTCAACTATGAGGAGACTCGCCAATTGTTTCTAAATAATGTACTGAGTGAGAATGAAAATTACTACAATAGTAATATACTTGGACGTTACATGAGGAAGGATTATTACAATGAACAACGCACCACCGTCAGTTAGAGAACAATGTGACTTGCA